TTACTGCTTACACTGTAAGAACGCCGCAAACTCCGCTCCCCAGAAGCTCATCCGTATTTCACACAGCGAACCGTGCAACATCCAGATGATGAGGATTGCCGTCACGCAGAACGTGATGGTCGTAAGCGATTTTTGCGACATAGCACTTGCTCCTTTTCCGGAGAGGCGCTAACCTTTCACTTGTCAAGGTAATGCGGTTAGGGCCTCGGTTAAACAGAGATGTTTTCCGGGGCCTTTCCACATCTGGCCTTCGGGTATTCCCTCCGACCATCAGCCGAAAGGCACCCGCGCGTAATCTATCGCTTTTTTGTTACTCCGGCAATTCTGCCTGTTAATTCTGAGGTAAAGGCAAGCTCATCTGATTGTTTCCCCTGTGTGAAGCTGGCAGATCATGCCACGGGATATCTTCTGAAGAGTGAACGCCGGAGGCGTGTTTTGATGTGAATTTATGGAAAGCTTCCAGTGTTGAGAAGCATACGCCGCATTCCAGATTGTTACACTGGTAATACTTTTGCCGCACGGTGTTTGAATCATTTTCCGGACGACTGGTGCGGATACGGGCAGATGCGCCACAAAGCGGACAACGGAACATAGCGACCTCCCTTAACGTAGTGCAGGGGCTATTCTAAGTTGTTCTGGCTCATACTCCAACAGCCAGTCCGTTTCGAGCGAAAAGCGGTGATTTAACTCTTGAAGAAATAGGCTTTGATACGATTTATCCAAAGCCTGTAAAAGATTGGAATGTTTTTTATCCTGTCATCTATTTTGGGAAAAGATCAGGAAATAGTTATGCACTTATAGATTTACTATAGCATTGTATTATTTGAGTACACCCTCATGTTTTGATTTGTGCGCTAATAGAACTTTTCTGTCTTTTCTTCTGCTCTTGAATGTATGTCTGCACCATTTCTGTTATGGTTGAAAATGCACTATGTTCTTCTATAGTTATTTTTAATTTAAATGTTTTAATGACCGGATTGGTAAGGTTATTTGCATCAACTCTCACCTCAATTGCACCATTCACTTTCTTTGGTTTGTTGGCTGTATATACGAACAACGGGAATATTTCTTCTTTGACTTGATGACGCCACTCTTCGCATTCCAGCGATACAACTTGAACTGGCTCATTTCTCTTTTCTTTATAATAAAAATCGTTTTTATCCCTTTCTGTTGGAGTAAGAGATAACAAAGGACCAATTTCTTTTGAAATTATACTGGATAGCGGTGTTTCCAAAGCTCCCCCAGCGTAAGGCATTCTTTCTGTTACGCCACATACACTACGCCATTTTCCTTTGGGGGCGGTAGGGGCTGAAGGTAGGTCAATCCTTTTGCTTTCAGTCAGCTCTTCCATTATCTCCCAATTAAATCCACACAGACGAAAATCTCCTTTTGCTGTAAATGTTACCACAGCACGTTCAGCGATAGTATAACCTGTGTTTTGTAATAAAAACGACAGCGGGTAATTTATTGCCTTCGGATTAATATGAGTATGACAGTTTTTCAGTATTTCTTCACACTGCTTTTTCCAAAGTGGATAATGTTTTTCTTTATAAAGAGAAATATCATCTGCTGATACAGGGAAATACTCCTGTTGACTAAATGACTTGATGATTTTTTCTAGTGATTGTGGGGTAGTTTGTTCATTGTCAAAGTTTGTAACCAATGGGAATGCATCCGTTAGTTGACAAAGCAAATTATCAACTTCATATTCAGATAAAGCTGTATAATAAGGAAGTACAATATTTAATTGCTCGTCATCGGCTACTTTAATGCTGAAATCGGGCATAGACTGAGTGAATTGCTTCAGCTTAGCTTCCAGCAATTTAATTTGTTTATCCTTTTCATCTGGCTCAGCAGGAAGCAACCATGAAGAAGGCACTTTATAGCAGATTATATTATGTTTTATTGCTGAAAAACGTGGACCGCTATCATTGGTAATGATTGCCACCTCCGAATCTGGATCGTCAGCGCAATACCCTGCCGCAATACCAACAAAACGATCGTCGGCCTCCTGATAATCCAATTGTTCAGATAACTGTTCACATGGTTTCAGGCTTAGATCCATGGTAAGAAAAACTCGCGGCGAGCGTTCACGAATAACAAGAGTCATGTCAGTTGAATCAACTACTTGATTAAATAGGCTAGCAGCCTTCCTTGCTTTTTTGGATAGGCGGGAATTACCTTGCCCTTTCTGGCGGTCAATCTCTTGCTGAATGGGCCTTGTAATAATGATACATACTTCATCACAAGCAGTAATCTCGGAAAAATTTACCTGCGTCAAGTCCTTGCATTGTAGAAAAATGTTTGAGTCTGGGAATAAATACAGCTTTTTGTTCATTCAAACCTCAACTATGTCAATGGTGTTAGATTAATATAATAATAGTTATCAATTGGTTATCAAAGCATGATTCTTACCACCCCTGATGTCAGGTAGGAAAACACCATATGTTTCTGCTCTGTTTTTCCTTAGAAATAGGCATCCTTGCTGGAACAAAGCGAGCAGCTATATTGACTCTATGTTGTGAGTGTGTTGATCCGTTCTGAGTTAATACATTTAAGTTGCTCACTCTGTTTCTGCTATCCATTCCGGGATTTTTGCCTCAAGCTCAAGCTGCGTGGTAAAGCCGCTGTTATCAATGGTGTGCTCGGCTTTTGCAATAATCCAGTCCTGATTATCAATCTCGCTTTTAAATCCTGTTACCGTGCCATGCATTTCGGGGTAGAGTTCTGCACGTCCATGCGCCAGTGTGATGGAGAATGATGCGGCTCCGCGTTGTAGCTGCTGCCACTTTGCCGCCGCTGCACGTCTTGCTGCCTGCTCGTTCTGATAAGTTTTGCGTAACACAAACACGTTGCCTTCCGCACCTTCCATATAGTCGCCTTCCCGGCTGCTGCTTTTCTCCTTTTTTGGTTTTGACGGTTTGCGGCGTTTCACGCTGACTTTTTTCTTTTTCCCGTAATTAAGATCAAGCCAGTAAGCGCGTACCCCCGTATACGCTTCGCGGTCAGCAATGCGGAACTGATGGCGATCGCCGCTGCTGCGTGTGATGGCGAACGAGGGCAACGGCTGGCCCTGTGCGTTCACGCCACCACCGGGCATGATGAATAACAGATTACCGCTTTTTACCGTGGTGATTGCGCCCAGCATTTCCGCCATGCGCGTAAGGAAGGACATGTCGCTTTCTTCGGTCTGGTCGGCGTGGTCGATTTCGATATCCATCAGCATTTCGCTGATTTGCGGTTTCAGACCATACCGATGAGCGATGGCGGATACCACACGCTCAACGGTCACATCATGCCAGGACACCTCACGTTTAACGTTAAATTCAGCCCGAAAATCTGCGCTTCTGGCTGAAACAGTCAGCCTGTCCGGCGGTCCTTCGTGAGCGATTTCATCAACAATGTAAGTGCCTTTTTCTGTCAGCGGTTCTCCCTTCCAGCCAATGAGAACCGTCAGGCGCGCGCCCCGTGGCGGTAGCTGCAACTGACCATCCGCATCATCCAGCGTGATGGTGAGCTGGTCCGCCTCAAATCCCCGGTTGTCGGTCAGTGACAGGCTCATCAGGCGCTCTGCCACGCCTGACAGCGTTTTACCCTCCGCGAGAATATCAAAATCCGGCATTTTCACGGGGTCTGTGCCCTGACTGAGCAATTGCATGGTGGTGTCGGTCATCTGCTCCCTCCCTGTGTGGCATGGTCGCATGTGCGTGCGGAGGGGGTTACTGCTTTTTGTTGTCGCCGTGGCGGGAGAATGGCGCAGGGGTGAGATTACGCGCGTGGTGGGTGATGATTGTTGCCGAATCATTTAACGGATACAAGGGGCTGAAGCTATGAGTGAAACTCGTTTTCATGGTGCCCGTGTTACGGAAAATACCGACCTGGTAACAGCGATTAACGATGTTGATTCCAGCGTTATCGGTATCGTGGCAACGGCGGATGATGCGGACGCGGAGCTGTTCCCGCTGAACAAGCCCACACTGCTGCCCCGCGTCAATGACGTGCTGGGAAAATGCGGAACAACGGGGACGCTTTATCGTGCGCTTAAGGCCATCGCAGACCAGGTGAGCACAAAGGTGATCGTCGTTCGCGTGGCTGAACACAAAGAAGAAGACGGAAAAACGCAGGATCAACTGGTTATCGGTGGTTCTGAATCTGACGGCAGCTATACGGGGATGTATGCGCTGCTTGTTGCAGAGCAGGATGAAAGCATCGGATACCGTCCGCGTATTCTGGCCGCGCCGGAGCTGGACACGGAGGCGGTGACAAAATCCCTGTGCGTGATTGCGGGTAAACTGCGCGCGTTTGTGTATGCCTCATGTCATGACTGTAACACGATGGCTGAGGCAATTACCTACCGCCAGAAATTCAACGAACGTGAGGTGATGCTCTTATGGCCGGACTTCATCGCCTACAACCCGAAAAGTGGCAAAAACGAAACGTTCCCCGCGCCTGCCTATGCGTGCGGCCTTCGTGCGTACATTGACCATGAGCAGGGCTGGCACAAATCGCTGTCCAACGTTCCGGTTAAAAATGTGCTGGGGATGTCCAGGCATGTGTTCTGGTCGTTGCAGGCCGAAGACAGTGATGCCAACAGCCTCAACAACAAAGAAATCACGACCATTATTCGTCGCAACGGGTTCCGCTTCTGGGGCAACCGCACACCGGAAACGAACGCCTACATCTTTGAGGTGTATACCCGAACCGCACAGGTGCTGGCTGATTCAATTGCGGAAGCGCAGTTTGAAACCATCGACAGTCCACTGACGCCTGCGAACGTGAAGGATGTTATCGGTGCCATCAGGGCAAAACTGGATTCACTGGTTACTGCCGGGAAACTGATTGGGGCGTCGTGCTGGTATGACGTGGTGGATAACGGCACCACGAATTTACGTCAGGGGCGCGTGCGTATTCGCTACAAATATACGCCTGTTCCCCCGCTGGAAGACATGGAGCTTTACCAGTCGTTTACTGATGAATTCTTTGGTCCCGCATTTGCGGTGCTGGGAGGTGCCTGATGGCTGTACCAAAACATCTTCGCTTTTTTACGCTGTTTGTGGATGGTGAAAACGAAGTGGGTAAGGTGACGTCCGTCACTCTGCCTAAGCTGACGCGCAAAACCGACAGCTACCGGGGTGGTGGCATGATGGGAGCGGTAAGTATTGATCTCGGCCTGGATGACTCCGCGCTTGATGCGAGCTTTGTCATGGGGGGCGCAGTTCGTGAGCTGTTCCTTAAGTATGGCGGCACGATTGACGGCACGCTGCTGCGTTTTGCGGGTGAATACTACACCGATGCAGAAAGCGACCTGTATGAAGTCGAAATGCGCGGACGTGTGACGGAAATTGATATGGGGGAAGCCAAACAGGGCGAAGCCACATCACACACTTACGCCATTAAAAACACCTACTACAAGCTGAGCGTTAACGATCGCCCGTTGTGGGAGATTGACCTGCTGAACTTCATTTACCGGAAGGACGGCAAGGACATTGTGCCCGATCGCATCCGTTCCGCGCTCGGACTTGGCTGATAAGTAATATGCAGGCGGCGCAGTGCGTCGCCTCTGACTGAAAGGAGTTTCCTGATGAAAGAGACGAAAAACATCGATACCGAAAACACGGTAGTTACTGACACCGTGAAAGAAACCAGTGAGCGTGGCGTAAAACTTACCCAACCAATTGAGCGAGGCGGCGAAAAAATCACGTATGTGGAGATCACCGGGGCTATTGAGCAGGCTGGATCTCTGCGAGATTTGTCGCTGTCTGATGTGCTGAATTTGAAAGCGGAATCCATGTTTACGCTGCTGTCACGCGTGACATCACCGCGACTGGATGAAGTGACGATCAAAAAAATGGCATCCCGTGACTTTATTCAGTTATGTGTGGTTGCCGTAAATTTTTTGAGCGGTGCGGACTCTGGCGAGAAGAACGAACAGGCGACGGAAGCCTGATCACGGTTGTGTGCTTTGAGCACATAGAAGACTTTGTGGCGGATATTGCCGCCATTTTTAACTGGTCGCCCGCCGAAATCTTCATGATGACGCCCGGCGAAGTGGTTAGCTGGCGTGAGCGGGCGGCACTTCGCAGCGGGAATGCAGACAATGAAGACTCTTGATATCCGGGTCGCTTTCAGCGCCGTTGACAGGCTGACCCGGCCTGCCGAAAACGCCCGCCGCCTGATGGGGCAGTTTGGTGACTCCATCCAGCGAACGCAGGGGGCGATCAAAAATCTCGAGCGTCAGGCGCGTTCATTTGAGCGCGCCCGTGACGCTGTCAGTAAAGCGGATGCGGGCATCGTGAAAGCACGACGCCAGCTTAACGCCCTTAATCAGTTACAACGCACGGGTACAGTGCTCAGCGAAAAACAACAAAAGCTGATGCAGCAGTTAAGCACCCGGCTTGAACGCCTGAATGAATCGCGCACACGGGAAATTCAGAAAATGCGGGAACTTGGCGGAGAGCTGAAACGCCACGGCATTTCCCTGACAGGCAGCGATAACACCATCCAGCAGGCCATCAGACGCACCGAACAGTACAACAACCAGCTTGAACGCGAACGGCAGGCGCTTGCGCGTGTAACGCGGGCGCGTGAGCGGTATTCGCGCGCGCAGGAAACCGCAGGAAAACTGAAAACAGGTGGTGCGCTGGCAATTGGTGCGGCAGCGGCTGGCGGCTATGCTGCCGGGCGTTTTTTGCAGCCTGCGATCGGGTTCGGGAAAGAGATGTCCCGCGTTCAGGCGCTGACGCGAATCGACCAGAACAGCCCACAGTTTAAGGCGCTGCGTGAGCAGGCGTTAAAACTTGGCTCTGAAACGCAGTTCACCGCTGGAGATGCCGCCAGTGGACAGGCATTTCTTGCAATGGCTGGTTTCACACCGCAGGCCATTCAGGCTGCGCTTCCCGGCGTGCTGAGCATGGCAACGGCTGGCGGTATGGACCTCGGCGAGACGGCGGATATTGGTTCCAATATCCTGACGCAGTTCGGCCTCTCTGCTGACCAGATGGACCGGGTCGGTGACACACTTACCGCAGCGTTTACCCGTACCAACACTGACCTTCGCGCACTGGGCGAAACCATGAAATATGCAGGTCCGGTGGCGGGTAAGCTGGGAATATCGCTGGAGCAGGCCGCAGCGATGGCGGGCGTGCTGGCGAAGATGGGTATCAGGGGGAGTGATGCAGGTACAGCGTTGCGTAAAAGCCTGGCCAATCTGTCATCACCGCCAAAGGCAGCGGCAGAAGCACTGAAAGAGCTGGGGGTGTCAGTTGCTGACGCCAAAGGCAAAATGCGCCCGATGGAGAATGTGCTGGCCGATCTCTATAAAGCCACCCGCAAATACGGGGAGGTTGACCGGGTATCGTTCTTTAAGGACATTGCCGGAGAAGAGGCTTTCACATCATTTATGGGCCTCGTTGATGCGGCAGGTGACGGCTTCTTAGCCAAACTGAGAAAAGAACTTGAAGGCGCGCGCGGTGAGGCAGAACGCACGGCAAAGGTTATGGCCAATAACCTTGATGGCAACCTGAAATCACTCGGCAGTGCATGGGAAGGTCTGCGTATTCGCATCAGTGATCTGGTTGACGGTCCGCTGCGTTCTGTCACGCAGTGGCTCACGCGGGTTGTCTCAAAGGTGACGGCGCTGGCGCAGGCCCACCCGGCACTGACGCGCCAGTTACTGATAGCGGGAGGCGCACTGCTGGCGACAACAGCAACGGTTGGTTCGTTGTCTCTGGTTATTGGGGTGCTTCACGGGAAGCTGGCTACGTTGCGTCTCGGTTTTTCTCTCCTGACCGAATCAATGAATGTTGTCAGGGTTCTGCCTGCATTATGGGGAATGGTGACGGGTTCCGTTTCTTTACTTGGTGGCGCTATCGGGGCGCTGTTCAGTCCGGTTAGTCTTATCGTGGCTGCGCTTGCCGGAGCTGCCGTTCTTATCTGGAAATACTGGGATCCCATCAGGGCATTTTTTGCCGGGGTGTTCAGCGGGATTATGGAAAGGCTGACCCCGTTGCGCGAAACCTTTGAACGGTTTGGCCCTGTTTTTGATGTCGTGCGCGATGGGATTATTCAGGTCTTTAACTGGTTTAAATCGCTGCTGTCACCGATGGAGTCCAGCAAGGAAACGCTGGATAAATGTGCCAGTGCTGGCGAGATATTCGGTAACGTTCTTGGCGGTGCGTTACAACTTGTTCTGACACCTGCAAAAATGCTACTGGATACGCTGGCGTGGATACTTGAAAAACTTGGCGTCCTTCCGGATGAAGCGGAAAGGGCGCGCAAGAAAATCGAAGACGCACAGCGTGCGGCCATTCTTCAGGACAAGGTTGCCTTGCTTCAGGGGGACCTGGCGAAAATCAATCCGCCGAAGCCTGTGGAAAATGGCAATGGCACCGGAGGTGATAAACCCAAAGACAACAAACCGCTCACAGACAGCAATACCGGGACGCTACGCAGACTCAGCAAAATTGCTGATAACACAGGTAAGCTGGTTGATGAGACGAAAAAACGCATTGGCCCCGGCGATATTGTCTTTAAGAACCTGCCCCGCGCACTTGCTGTTCGTGGGGAGTGGCAGGAGCGGAAGATTGCGCAGGTCAGTAAGCCTGCCCCCGCAATTAATATCACACCCGTGGTCCCGGCTCCGCTGCCTCCGGCGCTGGTCCCTGTTGTTGCGGCCAGCTCCCGCCCGGTGGCGGAGGCCATACGCTCTCCAGTGGCATCAGTTCCTGTAACTTCCCGTAACCGGGAGCCTGTTGCCTCCGGATTTGGTGGTGAAATTCATGTTCATCTGCATAACGTTGTTACGCAGAATCCCCGCGAACTGGCGAAACTGGTCGGTGAAATGGTCAGGGCAGAAATGGAACGGCGCGCCCGTGCCGGGCGTGGCAGTTTTTACGATAAAGATTGAGGAGTCATGGCCATGATGATGATCTACGGCATGTTTGTTTTTGAGCTGCGTACATTGCCGCATCAGCAGTTACAGCAAAACAAAAGCTGGCGGCATGTGAAAAATGAACGCGTTAACCGTTCGGCAAGCTGGCAGTATATCGGTGCAGGTGATGAGCGCATCGTTCTTTCTGGTGTGCTTTATCCTGAAATTACAGGTGGCGAAGTGTCGCTGTCGCTGCTGACCACGCAGGCGTATACAGGACGACCCTGGCCTCTGATTGATGGCGTCGGGCAGATTTACGGCATGTATGTCCTGACCGAAACGAATACGACCCGCTCCGAGTTTGATCGCTACGGTAAGGCGAAAAAGATAGAATTTTCACTGACTCTTGAACGCTGTGATGAGGATTTGCGGGAGCGCCTGCAATCCTCATCGTTCAGCGATATGCTGTCCGGCTTCAAAGATAAGGTAACATCATCCCTTAACAGCGCGGCCAGTTCAGTTAAAGGGTTGTTCTGATTTAACACAAAAACCGCTAATGGTCAGATTAGCGGTTATTTTGTTTCCTGACTCTTCTCTATTGTTCCGATTGATTCTCCTGCGGGGTGGTAACGATAAATCGTCGATATACCAATGCCGTAAATTATTGCCAGTTGTTTTCTGTCGTGCCCGTTTTTGATCAGCCTTGCTATTTGCTCATGCTGTTCTTTTGTCAGCTTCGGTCGACGTCCGCCTGTGCGCCCCCGTGCGCGTGCTGCCGCCAGTCCGGCCAGTGTACGTTCAACAATTAATTCACGTTCCATTTCAGCCAGGGCACCCATCACGTGGAAGAAAAAACGCCCCATTGGAGAAGATGTATCTATGCTGTCGGTCAGACTGCGAAAATTAATTCCTCGCTCCCGTAGTTCCCCGACGAGAGAAATCAGATGTTTCATGCTTCGCCCGAGGCGATCCAGTTTCCAGACAACCAGCGTGTCACCTTTTTGAAGGCGCTTTAAAGCGCGTTTTAATCCCGGTCGGTCTGTCTTTGTCCCGCTTAATTTATCTTCAAATATTTGTTCACATCCTGCACAAACAAGAGCGTTTCGTTGCAGGTCTGTATTCTGGTCATTTGTTGATACCCTTACATAGCCAATCAGCACGCTGAATCTCCCGTCCAAAAGCACAAATCATGCCATGCAGGCCAGAAACCGCCATTATCTAAAACCTCGGTTTACAGGAAACGGTAAATCAGGCTTCTGGCGCATTACAGAAAAACCAGAACGGCGCAGATATTCCGGGGAAAGATACCTTCACCAAAAATATTGGTGCCTGCCGCGCATATAGCTCATGGCTGAATATTGGTGGCGATAGTCAGGTCTGGACAACCGCGCAATTTATTTCGTGGCTGGAGAGTCAGGGAGCATTTAACCATCCTTACTGGATGTGCAAAGGCTCATGGGCTTATGCAAATAATAAGGTCATTACAGATACAGGTTGCGGAAATATTTGTCTTGCAGGTGCTGTGGTGGAAGTTATTGGCACTCGCGGCGCAATGACCATACGCGTTACCACGCCGAGCACGTCCAGCGGTGGCGGAATTACTAACGCTCAATTCACTTATATTAATCATGGTGATGCTTACGCTCCTGGCTGGCGACGAGACTACAACACGAAAAATCAACAACCTGCATTTGCTTTAGGGCAAACAGGAAGCACTGTCGGAAATGATAAAGCTGTTGGCTGGAACTGGAATAGCGGGGTCTATAACGCAAACATTGGTGGCGCATCGACATTAATCCTCCACTTCAATATGAATACGGGGAGCTGCCCTGCTGTACAGTTCCGCGTGAATTACAGGAACGGCGGTATTTTTTATCGTTCAGCGCGTGATGGTTATGGCTTTGAAGCTGACTGGTCAGAGTTTTACACCACAACCCGCAAACCCTCTGCGGGAGATGTTGGTGCATATACGCAGGCAGAATGTAACTCAAGGTTTATTACAGGTATTCGCCTTGGTGGTCTGTTATCTGTTCAGACATGGAATGGTCCCGGATGGTATGACAGGTCAGGTTATGTCGTTACGGGTTCAGTTAACGGAAACCGTGATGAATTAATTGATACAACTCAGGCAAGGCCAGTTCAGTATTGCATTAATGGGACGTGGTATAACGCGGGGAGTATTTAACGATGATGCACTTAAAAAACATTTCTGCTGGTAATCCTGAAACAAAAGAGCAATACCAGCTAACAAAGCAATTTAACATCAAATGGCTTTATACAGAGGATGGGAAAAACTGGTATGAGGAGCAAAAGAACTTTCAGCCTGATACGTTGAAAATGGTCTATGACCACAACGGCGTTATTATTTGTATTGAAAAGGATGTTTCAGCAATTAATCCGGAAGGCGCAAGCGTCGTTGAGGTTCCTGATATTACAGCAAATCGCCGGGCTGATATTTCAGGTAAATGGATGTTCAAAGATGGCGTAGTGATAAAGCGAACTTATACCGGGGAAGAGCAGAGGCAACAGGCGGAAAATGAAAAGCAAAGCCTGCTACAGCTCGTCAGGGATAAAACCCAGCTGTGGGACTCACAGCTACAGCTGGGCATCATTTCCGCCGGGAATAAGCAGAAATTAACCGAGTGGATGCTCTACGCGCAGAAGGTCGAATCCACAGACACCTCCAGTCTGCCAGTAACGTTTCCCGCACAACCAGAATGAGAGAAGGCCCGCTATCGGGCCTTAATTTTTACTCTGGTTTTTGTGGCCATTCTGGCTTTGCCGTATCCACTCGGCTGACCAGAACACTGTAGCGTTCCCATGCTTCCAGTCGTGCGCGTTCCTCATCTGTTGCCATATTCAGCCTGACAGAGCGCTCCAGCGGCTGAATAACGCTTTCTGCTTCGGAAAGTAACGCGGCCTTTTGTGATTCGGCCTGTTGTTGTTGCTCGTCTGCCGTATAAATCCGTTTAACTACAGCTCCATCCTTAAACATCCACTTTCCTGAATCATCAGCGCGGCGGTTGGCTGTAATATCAGGAACCTCAGCGACGCTAAAACCTTCAGGGTTAAGCGTGGAGGCATCTTTAGTGATGGCGACAATAATATTATTTGCATCGTAAACAATCTTTATTGTGTCTGGCTGAAAGTTTTTCACTTCCTCATACCAGTTTTTTTCGTCCTCAGAGTAAAGCCAGATGACTCCGTGCTTCTTTGTTAACTCATACTGCTCCAGTGTTTTAGCATTACCCGCTTTTATGTTCTTTAAGTGCATCATATTAAACGCTCGCTACATTATACCATGTGCCATTTATATACTTTTGAACGGGTCTGTAATAAACGCCAGCTATATTATCGGCAGAGTTTTTGCCTGTATCCTGAACATTAATACCAGACAATACATGACCTGAAGGGCACTGGAAATTCCATGTTTGCCAGTTATTCACACCATAATATTGCTGTGAGCCAAGCCGGACATCTTTCACATATCTGGAGTCAAAATTGCCATAATTGCCGGGAATAACTTGCGCACCACAAAGCCAGTTACCGTTATTATCCATGTACGCCTGACCATCGGTGCCATTGGCTGTCCTTGAGTTATTAATCATGTAGATGCCAAATTGCTTATTCCCCAGCCCACCAATTACGAATTTACGGTCGGTATGGTCCTGGCGAAGCAATGCCTGCGCACCATCGTTGGATACCGCATTACGGCCCAGAATAACATTCTGGTCACGCATATGAATCCACATGCCGGTACTACTGTTAATTGCAAAACGGTTTGCAAATATATCTCCTGTAACAACCAGACCATGCCCCATGCTTATCCGGCCAGTTCTGAGATTAAGCGTAAAGGGGCGTAATGGCCCTATATTACCATTTTCTCCCTCATTCTCTCGTGTAGGGATGATATGCAGGCATTCTTCAGAACGGCGAAAAATGGCACCAAAAGATGAATTAAATATCCTCAGTGCATTGACTGTCGATATTTTCACTTCACTGCTGAAAAGGGCTTTAACAAGAACAGACAAAGCATTCCATTTAAGATTCATCAGGTCTTTAGGCCGGGTGCCAATGATGCGGTGTCTCCATTTGAAATATTCATTGCCGTTGTCGCCTGTTTCAAACCACATGTATGAATCAGTATCGCTGTCGGCATCATTTTTAAAACCAATCTTTGCCCAGTCAGTATTCCGAATCCAGGCAAGGATTGAGTCGTTTTCAAAAGTAAGCCCACCGGACAAGATATCGCCTGTCTTTTGGACGGCGTTACCAGCCTTGTTTACCGTTTCCTGTAAACCGAGGTATTCGATAACGGCGGCAACGGTCGATTTCGCAAGAATATCCCGCCCGACTTTTGTCAGGGTTGCCAGGCTGGCGACATCATTCCCCGTAAAATACGGAAACCTGTCTGCCGCAGTAGCAAGCCCCGCCAGCGCCGTCAGAGTGGCATCTTTCGGTTGCTTACCCGCAAGCGCGTTAGTCATGGTGGTCGCAAAATTCGGGTCGTTGCCCAGCGCCGCCGCCAGCTCGTTCAGTGTGTTCAGTGCATCAGGCGAAGAGTCTACAAGTGCGGCAATCGCAGCCATAACGAAAGCCGTGCTTGCGATTTGGGTATTATTCGTTCCCTGTCGCGCAGTTGGTGTTGTTGGCGTTCCGGTCAGTGCCGGGCTGTTTAATGGGGCTTTCTTGTTCGTTTCATCCATTACTGCCTTAACGGCTTTTGGTGTCGCTGCCAGCGTTTCAGACGTGCTGTTGGTGGCGTTGCTGAGCTGGACAAGGCCTTTTGCGGTCAGCGAGGCGTCCGGGTGACGTCGTGACTGTTCATGCTCTTTCAGTTTGTCATCCACGTAATTCACTGTGGCCATCACCATGGTGTTATCCACGGTAAGCGCCACAGTGGCAGTGCTGGATACGGTCAGAATGGTGCGAAATGTTTGTGCACGTCCGGATCCTTCGGCAACGGTTGGCTTGTAACTTTCGGCAGTATTGCCTACCGCGATCAAATCGCCGTGCTCATCAAACACACCAATTTCCCGGATCCAGAATCCGCCCGTTTCAGGAGGAATAACCAGCTCCGCAATAATGTGGTTCTGATGTGTTGCGTCCAGGGTGACGCGATTAACGGTATGTCGCCACACCTCATGCACAAGACGGGTCTGCTTGCTGTCTGGCGTGGGTAAAGTACCGCCGCCGTCACCCACGGCCATATGTGTCAGGCGGACAGGCTTACCATCTGACGCGGCTGCCTGAGCTAATTTTTTGGCACCAGTATCAGTGATAATGGTTTTAAATTTTCGTGTTGTGGTACTCATGCTTAATCGTCCGGATAAATGGTAATGACTTCACCGTCGTAAGTTGCTGCCGCCGCGAAAATATCTCCCGGGATCTCCTGAATGATATTCAGCCCTGTCATGTGGCGGCTGACCGGGCGGGCATCAGCAATCAACCGCTCCATTTCCAGATACATTTCCTCCGTCACGCCACTGTCCAGCGTGCCAACATCAATCTTGAATGTTCCGGGTTCGCCGTCGAACTCCCACCACTCAGACACGCGAATGAGGTATCCCAGCGGCTCAATGGCCCGTCGCAGGGCGCTGATGGTTCCTTTGTGTCGGTGTATCAGCCATGCATCACGAATCACCTGTCGCTTTGTCTCTTCCGGCCAGTTGCGATCCCAGCGGTCAACGGAAAACGCCCAGGCGAGATAAGGCAGCAGATGCACCGGGCAGGTGTCCGGCGACCACAGCGTGTTGAGGTCTGCCGGAATGTCTGTAATGCGTGTTCCGACGGCTTCGGCACAACGCATGAAATTGCTGGCTGATGGTGGTAACAGTGAATTACTCATTACGCCCACCTTCGCTGATGGTGAATGACTCACAGCGCGCCGCCTGTATGTCGCTGATGGCCATATTCTGTGTGGGTTCGATTATCTCCACGCGTTGCACACCGTGCACATGCAGTGCGGCAGCAATGGCGGACAACGCCACGTCCTGACCGATAAGCCCCTGCTCAGCCAGCCACTTCCTGAACGACGATTCAGCCGCAGCCAGAATAGGTTCGGATTCCGGACCGGGGTAAAAGTACAGTTTTGCATTCAGCCGCCATGTCACGATTCTGGCGCTCTGTACGGTCAGGCGGTCGGCCACCGGGCGGGTGTCCTCTGCATTCAGAACGGCGCGAACGGTATTAAGCAACGCCTCCGTTGCTGTGCCGTCGCCCTCAGTGGACAGGATGGAAACCGTCACATTTGCCGGAGACGGACTGATGGCCCGCGCATCGCGCACCAGACCGCTGGCGCTGCGGGCAAAATACTCGTATGCGCCTGACGGGCCTGCAACACTCAGGCCGTCATACGCCCGCTGCGCCCGCAGTCTCAGCGAGGTGTCGTTCTCCATCACCACGTCGGTGGTATCCGTTGCCGGAGTGATAACCAGGCGCTTTGTGTTCATATTGCCCGCGAGGTTGTCCAGGTCTGTTCCGGCGCTGTGGCTCAACATGCAGGCGCGTGCGGCCTCATTGACCCGCTGGCGTAACAGCATTTCACGAAACGACATGGTTTGAGCGATAACGTTCAGGGGTTCCGATTCCAGTTCCAGTGCGGCGGAGACGACTTCACGCTGTTCGGCGGGATAAGCTGCAATCATCATGGCCTTTGTGTCAGCCAGAATTGCCTCAAAGTCAGGCTCCGCGATGATGGCGGGTTCCGGTAACTGGGAAAGGTCAACGGCAGGCATGATTTACTCCCTCAGCGTGATGGTTAATTCAACATTCTGCATGGTCTGCATGACAGTGCCCGACAGCGTCACCCCGGCGTGGCCTCCTGCCTTCCAGACAACGTCGATGGCGTTCAGGGCAATGCGTGGTTCCCATCGTGTCAGTGCAATCACGGTAGCACTCATGCATTGCAGACGCGTGGTGTTATTCATGGGTTCGTCAATCAAATCAGGCACAAGGCTGCCATATTCCCGTCGCATAACCCGGCTTGCCAGCGGGGTGGTCAGGATGTCCCTGACTGACTGTTTCAGGTGCGCCATATCGTTCAGGTTTCCCGTCCCGTCCGGGTTCATTCCTGTGTAGCGGGTTGTCACTGCGGGCCTCCTGTCGAATCGCTGCCACCTTTAACGCCACCGTGCTTATGCGTATGCACTGTGATGCCGTTTGAGGTGAAATCGCCGCCGCTGTGCGTGATATTGCCGCTCATCGTTCCCCCTTTTGTGACGTCAAGCGTCGCTGTTCTCAGAAGGTCTGTGCATTCCACGACAGGCGTGTTCAGTGTCACGCTGATGGATGCCTGCAAAGTGGCCGTTTTCATGCCGCTTGCGCTCAGTGCGCCTGCGTCCGCGTCGTAGCGGAACACCGCGCCGTCCGGCGCGCTGACCACGATTTCTTTCAGGCTTTTGCCGGGTGCCGGAATGGCATCACTCCACAGGCTGCCGATTATCATGGCGGTTTCCGGGTTGCCGCCGATGCAGGCAATTGCCACCTGTTCGCCTGGTGATGGCGGAAACCACACGTTGAAGTCTCCCGCGCGCGTGGTGTTCCAGCGCAGCCAGCCTGTTTCCAGTTCGCCGCTGCGAACGCGCACGCACCAGGATTCCTCATCAACTTCAGAGATGATCCCGGTGCGGATGATATTGCTCAGCAGTCGCATGAGTTCTGCGCTCATCGTACAGCCTCCGCAATCCGGCCCAGCACCGTGTTATAAATCAGGCGCTCATCTGCCTGGCTGATACCCAGCAGCTCACGTACCGGGTAATCGGTGAAAATGCCCGGCGCAACCTGATCGCGCTCACCGAACTGATGAACGCGTGCAATACGTGCGGCCACGCCGCTGTAACCCACCGTCACACCGGAAGCATCTGCACGGGCTTTCAGGTAGCGGGCGGTGCGCAGTTTTACGAACATGGAGACGCGCCTGGTGCTGTCCTGGTTGATGCGCCGGGTGCGTATTTCCAGAAAACGGTCGATGTCATCCCGGTAAAACGTGCGGATATTGTTTTTATCCTCATCCCACCCGGTGATGGTTCGCCCGTATTTCCCCGTGTCGTGATGCCAGTTTTTCAGCGTGCGTGCTTCGTTATTCCAGATAAAGCGAATGCGCTCCTGTATCCGGGTTACGCGGCGTCTGCGTGGTGTCCATGCGGTCCCGTCCGGCGCTTTCTGTGACCGGATACGCGCCTGCTGGGCGCGGCGTAAATCCTGTGCCAGCTTTCTGGCGATGTTATTAATGGCCTGCTGATTCAGGCTGTCGCGGATAGCCTCAAAGGTTTCATCCACGCGGGTGAATGCCTTATCCATCGCTTTCCCCCCACGTCACATCCTGGAATACATGCGACCAGTCGCCTTCGGAAGAGGGCAGGCGGGGTTTTGGCTCCGGCAGGTGTTCTGCCTGCGGTGTGCCCTGACTGCTGCGCGTGATGCGAACGCGTTCCCGCAGGGGGAGCGTAAACAGGAGATCGGCGCTGTCATCGTCATTGATAACGGCGGAAAATTTGATGTCCTGATTACGCTCCGGATTGAGCAACAACTGTGGCTGATTTTCGGATAACCACGCCAGCAGCGGCAGCGTGAGGTCGTCCAGCTCTCCGGCGTAATCCATGACAAACATCACTATCTGATAGCGGTAAACAAACGATGGGGTTTCTCCGGTCGTTTCAATGTTGCCGCTCTCCACGAAAATGGTGAATTTTTCCGGGTTGGCATGACACCACCGGCATGAACGGGTCATGGCTTCACGCAGGGAATCAGTTTTCAGCATGGTTGTTGTCCTCGTTGTTCAGTCGTTGCAGCCTGCGCTGTTCCAGTAATTCAATGGCCCGCTTATCGGCGTTACAGGTTTCCAGTGCGTCCATGAGGCTGTCGCTCCATATCCCGATGTTTCCCCATGATGGCGTCACCGGAAACGGCGGGGGAAGTACGGGGGCGGTCAGCCCTTCCGGGATGAAACGGAACGACGGCGGCGGCGCGGACGCGTTCTGCGTGCTGGTGCAACCGCTCAGTAAAGCGAGCGTCAGGAACAGCGCGGGCACATGCATCTGTCGTGATATCGTTGCGTAGCTGTTCACGTCGGATTTCCCCTTCCTGTTGTCGGTTCTGGCGCGCTGTCATGACGTCACGCAGTACACCGGATGCGGTGCTGATGATGGTGCCGGCCTCTTTCAGGGTCCGGCTGTAATCGTCCAGTTGCGCCTGTGTATAACGGTTGTGTCCGTCTTCCTGCCCCAGTCTGAATGTCTGCCAGAGTGTTATGGTCAGCAGCGTGAGGACGGTCAGTGCCATCATCAGGATGTAACGCACTTTCATGACTGGCCTCCGGTGTCACGTAAGCACCATGCACGAAAATCAGTACGACGGTTAACCAGTCCCTGTGAGCGTTCGCCGCCGCTGTTCACGAAGTCAGTCAGTCTGTTGCACATGTCAGGCCAGTTGTGCGCCTGTGCATGTTTCCAGATAGTGGTGCGGTGGTAGTTACGGTTCTTATCCCTGAACCACATAAGATTTCTGCATCCAAGATTAAAGGCGGCATCTGTCATTGCCTCAAACGCGGACTGTGGCATGGCGTTGCCGCTGAAGTTCTGATTTATGCAGTTTTCTGCATGTTGCATATCATTAACCCAGCGCCCGGCGACTTCCGTTTCGGTGTACAGACGATTTTCCACATGCCCGGTCGAGCCGCACCCCACGGTCATTACCCCGGCAATATCCCGGTAAGGCGTTGCGCGACAGTCCTCCCATGTGGCAATGCGGATTTGCGCTTCCGGGCTGGTCCGGAGTTTGTGAGGGGCAATGGAGAACCCCAGCGCCACAATGGCGGCTACGGCGTAACGTTTAACGGGCAGCTTTATCATGTGTATCGTTATCCCGCAGAATGTTCAGAGCCTGACGCTCACTGTCGTGAAGTGGCCGTGCGTCTGACTGCGCCAGGATACTGGCGATGAGTTCATTGCGACGCTGCATGGCGGTTTCCATCAGGCGGCGATGTCGCCAGGCATGTAATGCAGACAGAGAACCGAGTAACAACCCGGCAAGGGCGATTTTTTCACTGATGGTCATCACGCCTATTGTGGTGGCTGTGACTGATGCCCAGAAGGTGATCCAGTCACTCACCCGCTGAAAAAAACCTGTTACCATAGCTGTATCATCTCTCGTTGTTTTTTCTTCTCCGGCTCCGGCATTTCCACCTCCTGTCCGGCTTCCAGAAATACCTGTCGGCAGAGTCCGGGGTTGGCATCCAGCACCTTTTCGGTGACGCCCTGCGTCGTGCCGTAGTACCGGAAACAGAGCGAATCCACGGTGTCGCCTTCCAGTGCCTTCACTTTCATCAGCACAACTCCGCAAAGATTCGCGGGCGGCACAGAATGTCAGAGATGGCCCAGCTCACATCGCGCCACAAATCCGATGTCTGTATATCCAGTGCGTCCGCCCGGCGGTCGCCCTTGTCCGTTGTGTCCGCATCGCGGTAACGCTCCAGAATCAGGGCGCGTGTGGCGGTATAAACAGCATTGCGCCAGTGCCAGAGATTGACGCTTTCTCCGTTAATTACGGGTGCCGGAACATCGGCCAGCGTCTGATGGCCAGCCGCCTGCTGTTCCTGCTGCCATGCTTCCAGCTCGCGGGTAACGTGTGCCACGGCCCCGGTGGCGGTATGCAGCAGGCGGGAGGTGGTCACGCGGCCCGGCAGTCGTACCGCCAGACGCAGCTCGCGCAGCACAATATCCGGCCAGAATGCACCCGCTGAAATACGGGTATCGCCATCTTCGGTGTCGGTGATGTCGTCCTCTGCGGGTCCGGGTTCAGTTCTGGCAACCATACTCATGGGGTTCACTCCTGAAAAAATCGGGCGGTGGGTGCGCGGTGTAAACGGTCACGGAGCCAAACCGGAACACCGCGCACGCCGCCCGCTGACGGGGTCAGTCGTTAACCGCGCTTCGCCTTCTGCGTCGCGGTGGTTTTTCGTGTTGCAGGCTTCCGCGTTGTCTTTTTACTTTCGCTGCTTTCGTCCTGCGCCTGCTGTGCGCTGGCGTCTTCTGGTGCGGCTGCGGAATCGGCTTTTTTCAGGGCGCGGGAAAGGGTTGCAATCTCGCGTTTCACACCTGCGTTCTGGTTCAGATGCATCGCTTCGCGCAGCAGCTTCAGTGATGAGGCCATGCTGTCCGCATCGCTCAGGCCACGGCGGGCAAAGGCGCACGCCTTGCATAATTTGGCGCGCACTTCGTCCGGCATATCCTGGTTGGCGACAATTTCCCAAAGTGTGTCCAGTGGTTCGATAAAGACGGACAAATCCGCGTCGGCATCCGTCCCGGCCTGCGTCAGTACCGGATTGCAGATTTCTTCGGTCAGCACTGTGGCAGCAGTACGGCCAAAGTTATCCGGCATGATGAGGTTGTGACGGACCACATACGCGCCGATACGCAGCGCAAGCGGAAGATCGCCACAGTCAATCGCCCACACCATCAGCGTGGCAATCACTTCGTCCTGTTGCCCGCCGTCAGCCTCCAGCGTTCCCTCAATCCAGCCGGAAAAGTCCGGCAACAACGCTTTTTTGATGTCGGCTTTCGCGCTTCTGGCCTGTACGCCCTTAAGCCGGGCCTGTGCCAGACGCAGACGATACAGCACCTCTTCATGCGCGGTACGCGCGGCGTGGTCCACACCTTCATTCGCCCGGCCTGCGCGCTGTGCCATCACGTTCTGCCAGTGTTGCTGTGCAGGAGTAATCATTTTTTCTCTCCGTTACAGGCGGGCATGATGCCCGCCGTGAGTTGATTAGCTGTCGGCGAACTTCAGGCCAGTGACCATCGCGCACTTGCCATAGTCTTCAACGACATAAGCGTCATTGATGGACTGGTAGGTGGCGATGCGGTTGTATTCCGGTTCGTCTTTCATCAGACGACGCATTGAACCTTTCTGCCAGTAAATCGACAGGTTGTTGAATGAGGTGATCAGCATCGTTGCATCCGGGAAGAACGGTGCAAGGAACACACCCAGCCCGCCAATGGTGCGCGATGACAGGATGAGCTGCCCGGCAAGTAATTCCGCATTGGGATTCTGGCCGCTGATGCTGTTCAGCACTGGCAGACGCAGCGAGTTAAACAGGTTGCGCCCCATAATCACCACGAGGTCGTCAGCTTCCTTGTGCCATTCATCCAGCAGAGATGAGCGCGCGTCCTGTACCAGTGCATCAGGGTTCGCGTATTTACCCGCGTGCGCCACGGTGTTGTCCATGTTGCGGGAAGTCAGCGTCACGTCATTCATTACGCGCTCGCTGGCATTGGTTCTGATGTGCTCCAGCCACCCCACGTTAACGTCCTGAAGCAGCTTGTTGGTGCTGAAGTTGGACTCATCCGCGTGAGATGTGCCGTTGAAACCGATCATGATGCGGTCAAGTGCCACCTGTCGGGCAATCTGTGCGCTGATGCGGGACTGAAAATCGCTGTGTGCCGACCAGGCATCAAGCTGCGGATACGAAATAAACGTGTCGTAGTTCACCTGTTCGCACTGGTATTTGCGGTTTTTCAGATCAACCACGTTATTCGGGTTACGGCGTTTTGTTCCGTCATAACTGGTATTTGTGCGTGCAATCGGTCCTGTGGTGTCCAGGAGGATTTTTTCGCCTTTCTGGTCGGTCACGCCGATCACGTTAATTTTTTTTGTAAGTTCGGTGCTATCCTTTGAGGCGTTTTCAAAACGTTGCTGCACCGCAGGTTCCACGGTAAATCGCGATACCAGTGCAGAAACCGGGATATTGTTAAGCGACGCCTGCTGCGCCATATAGCAACCCAGCTTGTTGCGGGTAATATCTGACATCACCAGATTCATAAAAAATTTGCTCCTTTGTCTTATCAGAAGTCAGCCAGCTGGTCGGAGGCTGCGCCCGTTGCGGTGAACCGGTTCTGCGGATCGCCGTCCTGCGTGCGCAGTTTTTCCTTCAGTGCTGTCAGCTCCGTGGTCAGTAAAGTGATTTTCTGGCTGTCCTGCTGATGGCGTGTTTCCAGCGCATTAAAACGGTCGATAATGTCGGCCTGTGACGTTGCGACGCTTTCCACCGCTTCCTGAATACGGGAGAAACTGGCGTCATCCGCTTTGCGGCCACGACCAATAATCCCCATTACGCGGTTAAACCACTGGGTGCCTTCTTCCTGGCGTTGTTCTGCCATTTCGATGATTTCAGACTCGATGGCTTCGGAGATAAGCGGTGCTTCACCCTGGATACTGTTGAACGTCATCACCGCCTGACGTTGCTGTGCCGTGAATTTCAGGCGCTCAGTGCCCAGGCTTGCCGGGGTGTCGGTCATCGCCAGCCCGACCAGATAGGCGCGCCCGTTAACGGAGAACTGCGGGTGCAGTTCGATACTGGAATAGATTTTCTTGCCGTCCGCGACAAGCTGCTTCATGCGCTCGGTCGGTTCGATTTCTGCATACAGCGCAGTACGTCCGGCCAGCGGACCTTCCGTAATGTCTTCCGTACTCAGTGCGGTGACATCGCCCATTGCGGAAAATTCGCTTGACGGGCATGGCGAGAGATAGTGCTCAACGTTCACGCGGGCAGCGTAAACATCCGGGTTGAAGTTCTCGGCGGCTTCACGCAGATGCACCGGACTGATTTCACGGCCATCAACAGTTGATCCGGAGACAGCCACGCGAAACTTTTTGCGGGATGTCTTTTTTTCATTAGCCATAGTTTTTGCCCCTCTGACTGGTTCTTCAGTCATGATGGCAAAGCGTAACAGGCTGATACAAAGGGCTTTTGTTGTAAGAAAACGGCCAGAACAGGGGGTTAAGGAGAACGGTTTCGCGCGCGGGTAATCTTCCTGTAATTACTCAGGGGGAGCAATGATTCAGGACGCTTTTGTGCGCCAGCGTGCGCGGCAACTTTACTGGCAGGGTTATCCGCCCGCAGAAATATCACGTCTGATGGGAATAAACCCGAACACGATTTATGCGTGGAAAAAACGCGACCAGTGGGATGAAACGCCACCCGTGCAGCGTGTCACGCAGTCCATCGATGCGCGCCTCATCCAGCTTACTGAAAAACAGAATAAAACAGGTGGTGACTTTAAGGAAATAGACCTGCTGACCCGGCAGCTTAAAAAACTGCATGATGGCCAGCCGGATGCGACGGCCACAGGAAAGAAAGGCCGGGCGAAAAAACTCAAAAATCATTTCACGCCGGAACAGATTGCCGCACTGCGGGAAAAAATCATCAGCAGGCTGGAGTGGCATCAGCGGGGCTGGTTTGACTCCCTGACGCTTTGCAGGGAAGCCGGGATACGTAACAGGATGATCCTGAAATCCCGACAGATTGGGGCGACCTGGTATTTTGCACAGGAAGCACTGCTGATGGCGCTGCGTGACGATGTGGCACAACCTTACCAGCGTAACCAGATTTTTTTGTCTGCGTCGCGTCGTCAGGCGTTCCAGTTTAAAAGCATTATTCAGAAGGCCGCGGCTGAAGTCGATGTGGAGCTGAAAGGGGGCGATAAAATCATCCTCTCCAACGGCGCAGAGATGCATTTTCTCGGCACTTCTGCTGCGACGGCGCAATCTTACACGGGCAATTTTTATTTTGATGAATTTTTCTGGGTCAGTCGCTTTGCTGAACTGCGCAAGGTGGCTGGCGCTATGGCAACCCTCAGCGGACTGCGGCGCACCTGCTTCTCCACGCCATCCACCGAAACGCACGAGGCATACGCCTACTGGAACGGCGACCGCTGGAACGAGAAAAAGGCCGCGCATAAACGCCAGCGTTTTTCTGTGGACTGGAAAACGCTGCATAACGGGCTTATCTGCCCTGACCGGACGTGGCGGCAAATTGTCACGCTGGAAGATGTGGTTAATCACGGCTGGAAACACACCGATATTGATGAAATTCGTGATGAAAACACCGAAGACGAGTTCCGCAATCTCTATATGTGTGAGTTTGTCCGCGAAGGGGAATCGGCATTTAACCTGAATATCCTGATTGGCTGCGGTGTTGACGGATACGACGACTGGAAAGACTGGAAACCCTTTGCCCCCCGCCCGATGGGGAATCGTCCGGTATGGATTGGGTATGACGCAAACGGCAGCAGTGGTAACGGCGACAGCGGCGCTGTGTCCGTGGTGGTTCCTCCGGCTGTTCCTGGTGGTCGTTTCAGAACGGTGGAGACGCGACGCGTTCAGGGGCTGGAATTTGAAGAGCAGGCCAGAGTTATTGAAGAGTTCACGTATCGCTACAACGTGGAACACATCGGCATTGATGCGACGGGCGGGCACGGGGATGCCGTCTATCAGATAGTGAAACGGTTTTTTCCCGCCGCCATCCCTTACACCTTCACGCTGTCATCAAAACGGTCGCTGGTACTGAAAATGCTGCAAATAATGCGTGCCGGGCGGTGGGAATACGATCGCGCCGAACGCGAGCTGGTTGCGGCCTTTAACGCCGTGCGTAAGGTGAAAACACCGGGCGGTTTTATCACTTACGAAACGGACCGCGCGAGGGGGATCAGCCACGGCGACCTTGCGTGGGCAACCATGCTTGCTGTCATTAACGAACCGATTGGCGGCGAAGGAGAAAACGAGCGTTTCACGGTTATGGAGTTCTGATGAGCAGAAAAAATAAAAAAGTGCGCATGAGTTCACGCATTGATCTCGCTGATGCGCTCAGGAAAGAATCGTCGCTCAGTGCATTCACATTTGATGGTCCTTACCGCCTGACCGGGCATGACCTGCTGGACAATATGTACTGTGCTGATAACGGGCGGTGGTATGAAACCCCGGTGGACTGGTACGGTCTGGCAAGAGCTGCCCGGCAAACGTCCTGGCATCAGTCTGCGCTTTACTTTAAGCGCAATGTATTGCTCGGCTGCTATATTCCGCACCCGCTGCTTTCCCGGCAGGATTTCTCGGCGCTGGCGCTGGACTGGTTTGTGTTCGGTAACGCATTCCTTGAGCTTCGAAGCAATATGCTCGGCGAACCGCTTAAATTACGGCACGCCCTGGCGAAATACATGCGACGCGGAAGCGATCTTGAATCATGGTGGTATGTGCAGGATGGCAAGGATGCGTTTCAGTTTCGCCCTGGCAAAGTGTGCCACCTGATGAATCCTGACATTAACCAGGAAATCTACGGCATGCCGGAATATCTCGGCGCATTACTCTCGGCCAGCCTGTCTCATTCGGCGGACATGTTCAGAAAACTGTATTACGACAATGGATCCCACGCCGGGTGCATCATCTACATCGGTGCAGCGCAGGTAAACCGCGAAAGCATGGACTCCCTGAAAGAAACGTTACAGGGTGCGCGTGGTGGTGGTGCGTTTAAAAACGTGCTCATCCATGCGCCCAACGGGGGCAAAGAGGGGGTGCAAATTTTGCCGTTCCAGCAGATCACTGCAAAGGATGAGTTCATGAATGTTAAGGCGGCATCCCGTGATGATGTGCTGGCTGTGCACCGCGTTCCGCCGCAACTGATGGGGGCGATGCCGGGCGAAAAAAGTGCGTTTGGTGATGTGGAGAAGGCCGCGCGGGTTTACGCAATTAACGAGCTGATGCCCGTCATGGAGGCCATGAAGCACATCAATGACTGGCTTGGCGAAGAGGTGATCCGCTTTAACCCTTACGCACTGTTAGACACCCAGCCCACATCCTGACGCGCTTCGCTTGTCTGCTGCTTCGCCGGGGCATAAAAAATTTATGCCCCGACTCTCCAGCTCCTGTATCAATCAGATAATTTCACGACGCTTTCCTGCTGATTGCCATCATCGACAGTCAGACTCTTACGCAATCCCACCGCGTTGACTGCATGTTCTCGCCGCCTCAGTGCGATTTTGACGGCCTTACCTTTCACCCCATCAAATCAGAATCCCTCACGTATTTTTCACGCTCAGCGTGAGAAATACGGCCATTCTGTCGTGTCGCTGCGACATCGTTAAGGGAACGCTATTTACCCCCTGAAACGCGGGCTGTTCCCCCGTCACCTGCGCGCAGAAAAAGCGCGTTTTTTTGTGCACGCACGGATCCTTGACGGATCCAGCCGCCATGCGGGCCGGAAGGGTAAAAAGTCGTTCAAAAAAATTGTGCAAATTTGTGCACTATTGTGCATTGAAATAAACGCCCTGGAGGAGGGCGTTTTACTTATCTTTTATAGCCTTGCCCCTTCCTAGCCAGCGCCCTGATGGCCGGGCGTGCCAACACCATATTTTGGCAATGATGAATTGCCCGGCAAAATTCATCTCTACCCATTGGATGCTCAACTGGCAATGTTAAATACAGGTTCCATGTGTCGCCTAAAAGTTGGGCTATCTTTTGTTCTTCTGATGTCAGCAAGCAAGCGGTATCCGTAAAATAATCATACTTTTCATGTATGTTATTTAACGGTTTTGTCTGTAGTGCAGCCTGAGCTATACGGTATGCCTGAAGCATACGGGCGTCGTTGATATCCATTCCGAACGGAATTTCTGATGATTGTGACTCTGCATCTTCAAGCCTGGCAATTTCTTTACGTAAGAAGTATTTCAACTCTTGTTTCTGTTTTCTGTTCATGCTTTTTTCCCTTTTTCTCTGTCAATGTGTTGCATTGTGTCCCCCTTATTTATGTTCCCGGATTAAAGTCATCAGGGCGGATGCGCCCTGATGTTGTGTTATTCGGGAAATAACGCCCGGATATTTCCGGCCATCTGACTGGTTATCTGTGCGGTTGATACTGGCTGTAACGCGGGGCATTCTGTCCTGGTTTGTGTCACTGATAACGCTTCATCGTCAGCCCATGCAGCCAGTCGGTAAGCCTCTGCTGGATTCATTTTCAGAAGTGCCAGCCCGGCCAGAAAAGCCACGCGTTGGCCGCTTTTGCGGGCTTCTGGTGTAAGGCTGTCCAGCCAGGCGCATGCTTCGCTTTCGTTCTTGACGGCCGCAGGCTTCAGATAGAAACTTATCCGTCTGGTTGGTGTAGTCATTGGTTTACTCCTTGTCCATTGCGTACAGCCCATTAACCAGAGCAAACTGTGGCACCCCGTCCGCGATGAAAGTCGCATTAACTCCGCAGGCTTCGCGGATAGCGGGTGCCACAATCTCCGCCCCTCCACCGACAACCATCACCCGCCCGTAACCCGAAAAAACCGCCAGCGCGCGGATCGCGCGTTGTTTCAGTGTTTCTTCCTTTTCACGAATAACCGCCATCAGGCTGGCGTAATGCGCGTCATTGTGGATGTGCTGGCGCAGCCAGGCTTCATCATGGCGATGTTCGATAATGGTATTGGCGATGTGGTGACTGGTGCGCATACCGTTAGTGGCCATCACCGACAGTACGGCATCGGCCATCAGAGAAACGCCTACGTGTGGATCGCAAAACACCTGGCTGATACCTGCCAGTTGCCCCTGAACCTTTGCCACATCCAGCGTGGTTCCGCCCAAATCCACAATCAGCAGGGATTCAAACGGACTCATGTCAGCCAGTGCCTTAAAGCCAGCCGGAATGGATTCAGGCATAACCCGCACGTTACGGATAGTGAATGCTTCGCCGTTCTGGTACTCCACCGGGCGCATAACGTTCGCTTTTTTGCGGTTGATGTTGGCCATGTCCGGCTGTGCGTTTGTGTCGAAATACTCGCTCAGTGGCAGGGTGACAACCACATCCACCTCCTGTGGTGTGATGCCTGATTTGACCAGCGCGTGATGAATGGCAATGACATTCACATCGCTGTATTGGTATTGCGTGTCGGTCGTCTGGACAAAGCGATCGCTGACCGGATCAAAACCATAGCGCACGCCATCAAGCATGTAGTTCGCGGGCTGCGTGCCACCGAACGGCGCAGACCATTCCGACTTGAAGCTGTTCGGGCTGATGGCGTTGCGGCGTTCGCCGTTCTCAGTCCATGCCAGCTTGATGTTGGTGGAGCCGTCGTCGATACAAATTTTCATGTCGCTTTTCCTTATGTTGATTAATTAATCGTTTACGGGATTCTGAAATCCCGTTTTTGCCTGTTTTGTGCGCGCTTCATATATCGCTGCGCGTTTTTTGCTCATTTACGGGATTCGTGAGTCCCGTTTCTGTCTGTTTTTTGTTTCCACTGGTCAGGCCACCCCGCAGCAGGTCTGCTTTGCGGCGGGCGCGTTCAGTGGTTTCACTGATTCTCTGTGCGTGCTCTGCGTCGCGGATGGCGCGCAGCATGTCAGAAAGCACGGTAACGGGTGTTTTCATGGTGTTCTGGTCCTGCTGAAGTGTGGATGCCAGGCGTGCGGCGGCTTCAGGGTCTGATGCCCCCAGCTGTGTCAGATAGCTGGCGACCGGGTTATGGCGGATCTCCGTGCTGCTTACGCCATGATTACGGCTCAGGCGCTGCCAGAGCTGCGTGATTCGGCTGTCCGGGCGGGTATCCGGTTTGCGTACAATTTCAAATCCCTGCGGTGCAATGATGCTGCCGTCAACGTACAGACTGCCGCCCCGTAACAGGTGCTGCATCTGTTGTTCACCGATATGCAGGCCGAGAGATTCAGCAGACTCCCGCCATTCTTTAGCGAGTAATTCGTGGTTATCAGGCAAAGGCCGCTGCTGTTTGCGGCTCTGTGTCCAGCTCTGCATTTCATCACTGCTGTTTTTTGCCTGTTTGTCACGAAGCGAACGCATCAGCGCCCGGCGTTCGTGCCGTTTCAGTGAGCGCATCCATTCATCCACATCAACGCCGTCAGGGAGCTGCGGCCACGGTGCTGGCCGTTCTTCCGGCTGTTCTGTCCCGTTGTTGTCCGTTTCCTGTACACGGGGACAGTTATTGCCACGAGTCCAAGGGGCGGCAGGGCCGCCCTGAAGGTCAAAACCATTTTCGCGGGCGCTGTCTTCCGCTTCCGGTTTGCGTCTTACCAGCTTCCAGTTATCCGGATGCGTGCACACACGGGAGGATTCCCCGATGAGTGGTGACCAGATCCCGTAAATCTGTACGCTCTGTTCGCCGTAATCGTTCAGCTCATCGGCGAGGTCGTAGGCGGTGCGAATCAGGTAGTCTTTGCGTGGAACAAGTACGCCGCCCTGTTTCTCTATGTAGGTGGCAAAACATCCGGCATCAGCGGCGGCAAGAACCGCATCCATTGCGTCATCCTTCAGCCGTTGCGGGCCTTCCGGGTTGCGTGCCATCTGGCTGGCAAGGCGGCGCAGTTCACGCCATACCTGGCGGGAGGGGATGCCAAAGAACTGGAACTGGCGGACCCGGTGAAGGCGCGCCCAGCCGATGGCGCGTTCCACGCTCTCGGCCATTGATTTTCCGGTTTCGTGGTCAACGCGTGGCTTGCCCGTTTTCGGGTCGATGCCATCCACGGCGCGGCTGTCCAGGTTTTTCCCGATGTAGGTGGCGATGTAGCTGGTTGGCGTGCCTTTTGAGCCGTCTACATACTCCGCCTTAAAGCGCGGAGTTATGTCATCGCCCAGCTCGTGACGATCTTCCTGAATGGCAATATCGCGGGTGTGGGACACAATGGTGTCGATTTCTTCCGGATGAGCAAAGACCATCATATGCCAGTGCACGGTGCCGTCATGGTGAGGCTCCACCGTGCGGATGCCATACCAGCGCAGGCCGTCGCGGTTCAGTTTTTTGCGGACCGTCGCAAAAAACGTGTTAACCAGGTAATCGCTGGAGTCGCGCATTGTGGCCCCGTTCCATTTGGGATTCGGATGACCGTTCTCCGTTGTGGCGTGGTATTTTGACGGGCAGGTGACAGTCAGAAACACCGCTTTGTCGCCACGGGCTTCGGCCAGAAGTTCCAGCCCCTTCATGGTGGCCATCATTTCTGCCTTACGGTGAACCGGGTTACTTACTCCCGCGTAATACACCGTCTCGAGATCAATCGTGAACCCGTCTTCATTTTCCAGCATGAAACTTTTCAGGAAATCGCGTGTTTTCTCGCGCTGTGCGCGAAACTCGCTTAACGCGTCCTGGCTCAGATAGGGCGATGTTTTTCTGGAAACCAGACAGGCGGCGCGAAGTTGTTCTTCTCTCCACTCGCAACGTAACAGCCACAGTTTGCGTTTCCACCATTCCGCACAGGTCAGGCGAAGGATTGCGCCCGGCAGCAGTTCTGTGTCCGGTTCGTGCCTCCGGTCTTTGTCTGTTGTCAGTGCGTCATAATGCGGAGGCATGGCGTGTAAGTGTAACGCCATGCGGGCCAGCATCTGATACGCCTTCAGCGTTACATCCATGGTCAGCTCGCCATCAGTCGCGCCAAAACCATCGCAGAGTTTTTCGAAGGTGCTGCTGAACATCGCCGCCGTCATGGTGGCCAGCGTCTGTATCTGGTGTTTGTTGAGTTGCGGCAGGTAAAGCAAATCGTCCAGGCGTTCACGTCCGGCAAGGGAGCGATAACCCGGTGTCAGCCAGTGTCCGTCAGTGCGATCCAGACGTTCGAATATTTTGCGCAGGGTTCCGCGTGCATAGCGTTCCGCCTGCCAGCTCTTTTTGCCTTTCCGGCGATCGGCTTCCTGTTTTTTGCGCAGGAAGGAGAGGTGGCGAATAAGCGGATCGCGCAGATAGGACGGCAGCAGGCGCAGCGAGGCCATGGCTTCATCCACCGCGCCGCGTGCCTGTTTTCTGGCGTCTCCTGCCAGTGTGATGGTTTTGTCCTGTTTTTCCTGTGCGTCCAGGCTTTTATTAATCAGGTTGCCCAGTGGCGTGGCGGAGAACGCCGCATCAGCCATTTCCTGGCGGCGCTCGTTCTCTGCCCGGTGGGCATCCAGCCAGGAGGAAAGCGCGGATTCAGGAGCGGGGATCCCCGTTCCTTCACGCCCCACTGCGTGGCGCGGTTGTTGCCAGTCCCTGATGTACTCTGCCGTCATAGTGATTTACTTCGTCATGCCATTCAGGGTGTCGCGGCAGACTGTAGCCAGCCGCTGAATTTCCAGCACGGTGTCTTCTGTGTCGGCATGGCGATGTGTGATGCGGATGCTGTCGGCAATCACATCGACGATTGCAGAGGATGGGCGCTGGTAAATGCCAATAACGGACGGGGTGCCACCTTCAATGCGGTAAAGCCTGTAATTTCCCTCGTGGCTGTCAATCATGTAGCGACCATCAATAACAATCTTTCCGTCAGCGAGCTGCGGTACAGGCAGGGATTTCAGGTACATGTCATAACGATCACGCACGCGAGCGGCAAGATCACGCTCTGTGTTGAGCAGGTATTCAAGAAAGTCGTTGGCGAGAATCATTGCGGCAATCCTCTTGTTACAGATGTGCGAAGGCCTCCCGCCGCAAGGTGCAGGAAAGGCCCGGAACAGGAATTAATGGAGTTTGTTTTGCTGCCGGATGAGCTGCTGAAGCCCGACGTGGTTTCCGGCAGTTGGAGGTGCTCATGCTCTGATTTCCCTCAGTAGCTGGTTGAACATCTGGGTTAGTGGGTTGCTACACCCAAACGGCATCAGGTTTACCTGATAAGAAAAGCGACCGCCTGTTTTGCGCTCTTTTCTTGTGACTAAACCGCTGCGCCAGAGACGGCGTAGCTCCGCATTAATGGTTGTGGTTGGTGTATTCAGTGCTGCGGCGATTTCTCCACTGCTACAACCCGGATTGGCAGCGATGTAGTCCAGAATGGTCATCTGCGTGACTCCTGTACCTGTCTGATAAGATTCACCTGCACCACGTTGGTGGCGCAGAAGTAAGTGCCGTCAGTGAGATAGATATGATGTGCATCCTTTTCTGAACGGTGTTTGTCGATTGTGGTAATCAGGCGTTCGTCAACTTCGTATTCACGTCCTCTGGAGGTGAAACGAACGACAGGAAAATGCTTAATTGCCATTACGCCTCCTTGGCGTGTGCGAATACCTCCGCGAATGCGGATTGTTTTCACATTTTCTTATTTAACCTGGGGTCTTATTTGCGCGGTTATTCTTCAGTGAAAAAGCGTTCAATCTTTTTTACTGAATTAATAATTCGCATAATCCCAATGGCGCAGACCACCGAAATAATCAGAACAAGCCATGAAATAAATATACTCATGCGATATTTCCCAGCTTATACGGTTCAATATGTTCCCCGCATTCTGCGGCACAGATCAGCTCGGAAAGTTCGTTAAGTGCATCCAGATCATCAGCGTAAAAAGCCACGTCATACAGACTTCGGATTGCTCTGGTCAATGAGTCACGGGCCGCACGTTCAGCATGAGCGCCTGATGCACTTAAGCGAAAATAAAAACGCTCAAGTGCTTTGTTAATGAGAGTTTTATATTCTTTGCCCATCACAACGCCCTTTAATCTGCTTTCTGTATTTCAGCTTCTGAATCCATACAAATAATTTCGATATAGGGTTCATCGCCATTAACCTGGCGTGCCTTTTCAGCTTCGCTGATGATTTCTCGTACGGTCTGGTACGGAAGTTCCACAAGCAGTCGCGTGCCGTTCAGATAAACGTAAGTGGCTTCGTCGGCTCCGTTTTTACCCGCCGGAGTCACTCCGTCAATAGCGGATGCACGTAATAACAGTTCACCGCGAAAATCAATAAAACGGATAAATACACCTTGTGCATTGTCTTTGGTCATAAAGCACCTGTTATAAATCAGCCTGTTTAATAAAACTTTGCCCGCGAAGCAGACGATCAACCGTGCGAAGTGCTTCGTATAATGTGAAATCCTGCCCGAACTGATTGTCGCCACAGCTCAGTGCAAAAATGCGGTTTCCGGTAAACGGATTGCGTGGGCATTTGTGGATCACGATTCCAGCTTTCTCAATCAGCCAGGCGTGCTCGCCGATTTGTTTTACTGGGTAGCCATCCGGCGTTGCGTGTGTATCACTCAGGCTGTAGCGGATGTTGCTGCGTGATGCACTGGTAGTGAAACGGTTAGCGTGGCGTTCTGTTCCGGTACAAAAATTACGGCGTTGCTTCAGCATAAAATGACACCTCGTTATTTTGTCATCTGCACGTATTTCTCTGCGTTTCTGATGGTTTTCAGGAAAATTGCGAAGAGATTTACTTTGCGTTTTGTGTTTCTTCCTTCTTGAGTAACGGGAATTACCGATCTATCAGCCTGCCTTCTTACAGCGAGAATGCTTTGATTTGTGCGTTTCGCATAATCCTCTAGGCTTTCTTCAAGTACCGGTAGCCCATGTTCATTACGGTATGGGTAGAACGCCGCCAAACGCTCAAAATCCGCTTGTTCGTATGTGTTAAGGACTTTTGCCATGGTGTGATAACCTATTCAATCTGGTGCTATTTGTGGCTCTTTGTAGCGTCAAGTGGTACTCAACTGATAACCAATATAGTATTCAGGTGCACACCATGTCAATAGAGATATCAAAGAAGCTAAAAGCAATTCGAGAATCTGAGGGGCTTAGTCAGGCAAAGTTCGCGGATTCAATAGGTATTGCGGTTGGTACGGTTAAGCAATACGAGACTGGTATTCGAGGTGTGGGAACGGAGGTTTTACTGAAAATCACAATGCACCCGGAATTTAAAAAATACACTACGTGGTTGATGAGTAACGAAACAAATGAGGCTGCTGGGCAGATCAGTCCTTCTCTCTCCCCTGATGGGCCAGAAAACACATCGTCTTCTCAAAAATCCCGCAAGACTGGCACACAGCCCGGCTAATCATGGAACGCTGGGGGCATGGTGGTCTTGTAACGCTGGGGCTTCACGAATGAGCATAAAATCAATTCCGGGAGGGTATCTTCTTGACATGCGTCCTGAGGGGCGTAAAGGCAAACGCATTCGCAAAAAATTTAAAACGAAATCGGATGCAGTTTTATATGAGCGGTGGGTGCTGGCGCAACAGCATAACAATGAGTGGAAAGGAAACTCCATTGATCGCCGTCCGCTGTCAGTGCTTATTGACTTGTGGTGGAAATACCACGGCCAGCTAATGAAGTCAGGGCATAACACGCGCCTTAAATTGCTGCGCTTGAGTGAGGCAATGGATGACCCGTGCGTGCATAAACTTAATACAACGATGCTCACCGAGCTACGTGTGTCCAGGATAGAGCAGGGGATACAGCCCAGCACCATAAATCGAGAGATTGGGGCGTTAAGCGCGATGTTTACCGCACTCATCTCATCCGGCCATTTTCTTAACGATAACCCCGTTCAAGGCCTTAAAGGAATGAAGGTTAACGAGCGTGAAATGGGATATCTGAGTAAGTCTGAATGTGTTCAGTTGCTGGATGCACTGGCTGAAAATCCCGATGAACGGCTGGCCGTCGAAATCCTTCTGTCGACCGGGGCGCGATGGGGCGAGGTAGCGGCACTGGAGCAGCGCCGTGTTCTTCATTGTCGAATCACTTTTTCAAAAACGAAGAACAGCAAAAACCGTACCGTTCCTATTTCTGAAAGCCTGTTTGAAAAGATCAAAAAACGGGGCGGGAAACTGGTGTTTCCGACGCTGGATTATTCATTGGTTCGCGATGTCATCAAAACGGTCGCACCTGATGTTCCTGACGGCCAGGCTGTTCATGCGCTGCGCCACACCTTCGCCAGTCATTTCATGATGAACGGCGGCAATATTCTGACGCTCCAGAAAATTCTGGGGCACGCAAAGATTCAGACAACGATGATTTATGCCCATCTTGCGCCGGATTACTTGCAGGATGCGGTGAGGTTTAATCCCTTGGGAGGAATGTAACTATGGAAATAAAAAAACCTACAAAAAAAGAGTTATATGACTATTTACTATCGAAATATATAGAAGATAAATGCAAAGAAGAAGCTGATGAAATCAATAAGAAGTCGATGAGTCGTGTCAAAAAACATAAAGAGCGGCTGATGGAGATTACGCCAGAAATCTTCTTCCGTTTCTTGTCTGAGAAGGGGGTCTCCAGTGTCTGCCCTTCATGTGGATCGTCGCGATTATCTGTTCCAGAAAGTATGGATCTTTGCTGGGATAAAAATAAGAAACCAGAAAATTTTAACAATCTACCCCTGGAGGAACAGAGTGAGTTAATTAAAGAGAACATAAAGCATTATGTATCTTATGCTTTTTTGGGTGATGTTAAGAGCATACCTGATATGCGCAAAACTTATTACACGCTGCATTGCCTGAATTGTGGTTACCTGAGCCTTTATCGTACGTCTGCGGTGCTGAAGTGGTTGGAGAAAGACAAAGCGCAGGATGGTGATAATGGGTAATGTAGCAAGAAATCTTTTCGGTAATTCAGCAGGTAGTGTGTCGCATTCTGAGCGTGATGTGCTTTATCATGGTGGCGATGGCGGCAGTAGTGGAGGCGGAATGTCAGATAAACTTGAAAGGCGAATTGAGCGGCTCGAAGGTGATTTATCGCTAACAAGAAACGACCTTGCGACGCTTGCTGAACGCACTACAAACCTCTCAACTAAAGCCGATGTTGGTGAGGTGAAAGGTGAACTCAAAGCAGACATAGCACATCTGAAAGGTGATCTTGAATGCGATATTGCGAATCTGAAAGGTGAGCTTAAATCTGATACAGCTAACCTGAAAGAGCAGCTCAAATCAGACATTAACAGCCTGAAGGGTGAGCTTACCGAAGCGATGGATAAACGCTTTGACAAGATTATGGATGAGATGAATCGGCGGTTTGACAAGGTTGATGATAATACGAAGTGGCGTTGGAGTGGCATTATTGTGCCAGTGTGCACAACCATTTTCACAGCGGCGGTTGCTGTATTTGTTGCTAAATTTGTTGGCTGA